TTCGGTCAAAGTCATTGTAAGCATCTTCTAGTTGATCCTCTAATCCGATGTCGGTAGCGGGGCGCTTATCTACGGGTTCGATGGGTCCATCGGACACAATTTTTGGTATCCCAAGACCTTTCACCACTCGCGACGCGCCATCGGACTTCTCTCTGAGAGACGACGTGCCACTCGTTTCTAAGATCCCCCTAATTTTTCTGATCGAGAGGTCTGCGACATCAAAGCCCCGCCTCCCCCACGCGGAGTAACCAACCATCAAATGGCTAGTAGTGGCCATGCGGCCCGCGAGTTCCCTGTGGGCTTCCTCCCCAAAGTTACTTGCTACGAAATTTAAGACTTTGGATCGGGCTGCTTTTGTAGCCACGTTCGTGTAGTCCCCTCCTCCTTGTGTCGTGATTATTTTGGCTCCAATTTCGTCCGCGTTTACGATGAGTGCATTCAGGAAGTCACCGGAAAAACCTTTCGCGGATTCCGCGTGGGTTGCCATCCAATCAACATGGATTTCCCCACCTGATTTTAGGGATACCTGCATCTCGGATACTACTGGCTTCAGCTCCTTTGACTTCTCGTCAGGGGCTATGTCAGCTTCCGCCTCAGTTATTCTTTTTTGTTCCGACTCAATTCTTTGGTCGATGACCTCTACAAACAATTCCCGATTAGTTCCCTCTACCACTCTTACCTGTAAAGATTCGTGGCTCAAGCTCTCTATCGATTGGATAAGAACTCCGTGATCCATACCCGTCCACGGATGGGGAGAGGTAACTTCGACTGGCTCTCGGATATCTTCCTCGACATCGACGAAGTCCTTACCATCAGTCACGGCTAGTTGCGCCCTGCTCATGATGCGGTTGAGTGAATCTGCGGGGAGTGAAGACGTGGCTAAAGCCATTACGTTCTCTACCCCCTCACCGTAGTCCTGAGCTTCACCGAGAACATCATTCTCCATGAACCGCTTGAACTCGATCATCGTGGCTTCGGGGTTATCCGTGTCAAACGCAGTCTTAGCACGAATCGTGTTGAAGCCCGCGTTGATAAGTTGGATCTCCCCATGAATCTTACGTAGCATGGAATCTAGCGCACCTGATCCCCCGTTCATCTCACGCATAGCGGCGAGCCTACTGAAGATCCCTTTGAAGTATCTCGACAGCATCTGAATCAAGGACGGGCTAGATGTCCAGAATTCTACGTCTTCCTCCGTCGTGAACCCGCGAGTCACCTTCTGTAGGTGCATGCGGAGTTTCTCTTCGGCCAGCACTCTTTTGAGGATCTTCAGGTCTTTCTCCTGCTTATCAGTAAGGGTTTCTTCTTTGGATAATTCTAAGAGGTCTATTTTTTCTTTTAGAGTAACGGGGTCTGAATAGTATTCTCCCGCGATCTCCTTTAAACTGTCCAAGCTTAGTCGGTTAGTGTAGTTACTTATTTCGGCAGTAGTGAGCGAATTCCACGAAGCTACGTGGGCTACTTCCTCACTGATAACACTCTCAACATATACACGCGCGCCAACCGAGTCCATGTCTGCAACAGCCGCCATGATCTCCCTCGGGTTGACGTAGATTTTATTGGCGAAGGCATAAGCCGGAGACGAGGTTTTTAAGTCCTGCGCTACTTCCATGTCATAAGGTATGCGGCTCTTGAGGTGAATCATAAGGGACTCCATCTCCCTCTGGTCTTTCGTGGAAAGACCCGCTTCTCGTTTAGTCTTAGCTAGGAAAGAATCGAAATTTGCATCTTGTGTATTGGGTTGGCTCTGTGCCGTTGCCGTTGCCGTTGCCGTTGCCGTTGCCGTTGCCGTTGCCAACACTGGTGCATCTGTGTCGCCGAGGAATTTATACCTCCCAGCATTTTCAGCGACTACTCGAGCAGCATCTTCTTCCACCATTGCGCTCACTTGAGAGATCGGGATGGACTGCGTTCTCGCTACTGACTTACTCAAGGCGATGACATCACCTAAAGCTTCAGTGTAAATAACTGCCTCAGCCTTTGATACCTTTCGGAACATCGATACCAAAGCGTCTAGGATTCTAGTAAAGAACCCGCGCTGTGCTTTAGGTGGCTCAAGATCTTTGATCAACGCCTGTAGTTTAGGCGACAGGAGGAACTTCGCTAAGAACTCATCGAAGTTCTCGAAGGCGTCTTCCATGTAAGGATTGGCTGGCCCCTTACGATACTCGTTCTCAGCGAGTTTAAACAACCCTTCCAATCTAGTGCGCGCAGTTTTTTGGTTCGGGGTAAGGCTATCGAGCGGCAAGTTAGCCACGTTGTTTAAGAAGGCGTGGACATACTCTTCAAGAAGAGCGTTCTCTAGGCCGAGTCCGTTTCCTGTTTTCGTGTTGATCAGCACGTTGTGGCTGCCATCCGTTAAACGGGAGTAGTTACCCGCAAAATCCGCGTCCACTTGAGTTATCTCGAAACTCACATTCCTGACGAAGTTTGCGTCCTCGAGCAAAAGATTCGCCACCAATTTGTGGGACTTACTATCACTTGTCTTCGCGATGGTTTTAAGGGCTTCGACGACCGACTCAGGGTTCTGGGACTCCAGACCTAGGCGCTCGATGTCTCGGAGGTTTTCAGCTTCGTAGATCGCTTTCTGCTCACCGGAAACGTGGCTTCTTGAGAAGCGGAGAAGCGCGCTCTTGTCGATTGCTTTGACGAAGCCTATCGCGTCTCTCTCAGAGACTTCCCGTCCCGTAGACTCTTTGATTATCGAACGGAGACCGAGAATAAATTGGGGGTCGTTGCTATCTAGGTTCGACAAGTAATTTAAATAGACCGCCATTTTAAATGACTGCTGACTGAGTAGCTCACCGTCCTGCAATAGCTTCTTGAATTTAAGAGCCTGCGACCCTGCTTCAGTTTCGTAGTTAGCGGATCTCAAGAAGTCACCCATGTAACTCATAATATCCTTGGTCGTCATTTTTCTTACGTCCTCGATCTGTCTGGCTGAGGCGTCAGGGACAATCCCTGCAATGAAGAGTTCCTCAAGGGACTCGCGGAGTTCAGGCGCTCTATCGATCTCTTCGATGCTCAACTGAGCTACGCTCCTAGCCGCTTGGGATGCCTCGCCAAGATCTGTATCGGGATCAATCGGGCCGGAACCAGCGAAGGGGTCTTCAATAATACCCCCTTCAAGGTCTGTCATATTGGTGGGATTAGACGCATCCGCTTCGATGTTTCCAGTCTCCCAGACCGACGAGGCCAAAGAGGTCTCGTCTCCATTCTCCTGCCCGTTCGTGAGGGTCTCCCCGAACACTTCGGCATCTAGGTTGAGGTCAGTGAAAGAGGAAACAACAGAATTCTGTTGGCCCATCTTCCTGCTCTTTTCTTGCGCGATATATTTCCTGACCTTCTTTTGCAGGATGGCAGGGAACGTCGGCATTACGTCGTGCGTAAAGCTAGCGTTGTTTAAGATTTGCTGGTTTACAAAAGCTTCGATGACTCCTGCGTGGGACGCCCCCTCGTCTACCTTCACAAAACCTTTGAGCGCAGCAGCTAACAGTGGGGCGTTAACTTTGCCATCTTTCATTAAACCGTCGATAGACGCGCGGGTAGCTATACCTCTAGCTGCAAAGTTCCTAGCTTTCTTATTGGGGACTTCTAGAGTGCCTCCGGCTGAGAAGCCGTGTGTCGCGCTTTTGACAAGTGTATCCCGCATGGCAAACAAATTCAAAAGGAAGACGTATTCGTGGTAAGCCTCAAAAATAGGTGTCACACTACCAGTGTCGGACACATCGAGCATATCTAATCCCTGTTTCTGGCTGTCCAGCAAGTGGATCTTGATCAGGCTAGGGTCTCTAGAAACTGACTTTATGTAGTCGAGTAGAGAATTATGGATGTCCCCGTAGGTTGACAGAGTAGAACCAACGGGGAGAGAGTAGCCACGGTTGTTCATAGGAGTGGCCCCGTGAGGCATCACCGTATCGTCCATCCCCGCTGTGATGAAGGGGAGCTTCTTGAAATCCTCGAAGCGGCTTAGGTCCACTTGAGCATTGGCAATAACATTCAACGAGCTACCTAAAATCTCCACGCCCACACCGTAAACACGCGGCTTCGTCACATGTAAGACGTAGCCCCCTTCGACTTTGATCGAAGGGTTAATGTCGAACATGTTTATGGAATCGGGAACAGGGATGCGGATATTTTGGGCTAACATCTGAGCCGTGAGGATGGGGTCGTTATTGAATATCCCCCTACCTTCAATATCTAGGTAGCCCTTAATGACTTTGCTTTTTACTTTCTGACTTGTCTCGGGGTCGTAGAAAGTGATTCGCTCCCCTCTAAAGGTGATCGTTTTTTGTTTGGGGTCTGGCTCGATCAAGGGCCACTTGCTGTAGATTTTTTCGGCAAGGTAATCGGAAACACTCGAGGTGTCTTTTTGGGTCAAAGGAACCCCGTAGTTCTTACTTGAAGTAAGTCTTACGGGAAAGCCGGAGTTTGCTAACTCAAGGACTACCGAAGCTTCTTGTTCTTCAGCTTCTGTTAGTTGTTCACCTTTCTGGAAAAAGGATAAATCGAGATTCGGTGTTCCAGTCGCTGGTCGGGAGGCGTTGGGATACAACCCAGCTTTGCCACTAGAGATAGCCGAGTTAGCAGCAGCCCTGAGTTCTTCAGGCTCAATTTGTTGCAGCTCCTCTACGAAAGAGGTAACCTCTGCGTCGGCTTCTTCTTGCAGGAGAATACCTGCGATCTTTGTGTCCTCATCAATGGGAACCGCTGACTCCGTATTAGTGACGCGCGCAGTGGGCAACTCAAGAGGGTCAGTATCGGTAGCAGGCGCTTGATCAGTATCGGTAGCAGGTGCTTGCTCAGTATCGGTAGCGGGCGCTTGATCAGTATCGGTAGCAGGTGCTTGCTCAGTATCGGTAGCGGGCGTTTCCTTAGCAACTGCAGGCGAGCTGCTCACAGCTTCTCTGGCGCTCAGTTTAAAAAACCTACTGAGGACAGCCGCAGAAACGGGACTACCTGTATTCTGCAGGTTAGCTTCTACGTCTTGGGCGATGTCGTTGTATAGCTGGTCTACTTGGGCGAACTTCCGTTGTTCGTTAATCTTTAGTTTGGCCCCTACTTTTTGGATGACTGGCGCACCCGCGCCCATAATGCCCCCGATCATAGCCGCATGGAACGTCTGCGCTAGTCTCTCTAGTAGTGGGGTATCTTGGTCTAGAGCTGCGTCCTCTACAAAACTGTTAACGAACTGGTCAAGACCCTCCTCTGTGGCTTCGTCAGTAAAGTTCTTACCAACCGAAAACACTCTAGCAATTTTGCCGTTCTTGCTCATCGATTTGGAAACCGATTGGCGGATCGCTTGCGAGATAGTTGCGTTCTTAACACCCTCTGCAAAACCAGTTACTTTCTCAGTAGCTGCTTTTAATTCTCGGAAAGACATTCCGCGTAAAAGGGCGTCGTCTAGTCCGCCGCGACCCATGAAGCTGAAACCAGAAGTAATGACTCCGGTTATAGCTGCGCTCATGAAACCAGCGCCTAAAGCCCTGTCTCTAATTTCTTCTTCCTTCAAGTCCGTATTCGACCTGAGGTGGTTGGTGATGCTGCCATAAGTGGCCGCTCCTGAGCGCGTGGCTGCGGGGACGAACACAGCGGAAGTAATCCCGATCTTCTGGGCTAAGTTGCTGTTGAACGCTTTCATAACGTCATTAGTCAACTTAGCGTCTCCAGTTTTTACCGCTTGCTTAATAACTTGGGCTAGCGTTGCTGAATTTTTCCCTTTCCCAAATCCTAGAGTAAGGATCTTTCTAGGGGCCGTTTTAATCGTATGCCCCACTACTCCTTTAACAACTCCTTTAGCGGCTGCCAGAGAACCCGCTCTTACTGCAACATATGCTGCCCCACCTGCACCAGCAGCGGGAGCCGTGGCCGCTGCCAACACAGTCGTAGCAGCGATGTCCACCAGCATAGGCGCGACGGTCTCCAAGATTTCTTGGAAATACCCATATTCTTGGTTGAACAATTGAGCTACTTCCCGCCTGTCAGAGCTGCGTTGGGCAGAATCAGATAGGTATTGAATAGCGACCTCATTCCCCATAGCAGCGGGGACCGCAGAGATGAGGGTTCCGAAGCTGTCAATAATCGACGCGCCTACTCCAGCCGCTTTGGAGGTAAACTCGTTGTAGTTATCCTCGTTGGCCAAAAAGTCGTTTAGGATCTTATGGTTAGCTTTGCCGTCGGCTCGGCCTTGCATAAGTGCGATGTTCCACTCGTCGTCAACGCTGCTTCTACCTAGTGTCTTAGCATAGTTCTCAAAATTTTGGTCCAAGACTGCTGTCCTGCCCACCTTTAACATTTTTCGGGTCGCCGACGGTAGGTCTGGTCGGGCTTTTAGCATGTCGTTAAAAGCGTCCTCATTCACCATCGCGGATGCGTGAACTACAGGAGTTCCGAAAGAAGAAATTCTAAGGTTCTTCCCTGCCTCTTCCCCCTCGTAGAATTCAAACATCCCACCGTGCGTAGCTTTCTCCAAGACGATCTGGTTGTAGGCGGCTTCAATTTCTCCTCCATTATACTCTTCACCTAAGGGTAGGCCACTTTTGGTATTCAGCTTTTCGGCGATAGACTGGATAACCTCCGTCATGTCTACCCCCTGCGCCCTATCTAAAGAGTCGATATTTTCTTCGGATTCGCTATCGAAAATTCCACTGACAAATCCCCCGACATCTTCGAGGCGTCTTTTAGACCAGTCTAGAACTCCGGCGTCCTCCGATTCAGCGAGGTTCTTCGCGTGGGCTTCGATTTGAGTTCTGAGGTCGGGAGAGTCCTTGACCAGAGAATTAATCATCCCTTTGGCCTCGTTGTAACGATTTAGCTTGAAACGTGGGACAGTGGCTCCTGAAGGAATTACTAATTGCTCTTGGGCGACGTAAGCGTCTGATAATGAGACATCGCCCAAAGAAGACGCGGCCAACGCGTCACTTAAGTTATCAAACTTAAGTGCTGAGTTTCCGGCGACAATTCTCCGGTTCCCTTCTTTGTCTGTGACGGAGATGAAAGGAAGCTCCCCTGCATTGAGCATGCGTTTCTTTACAACATCATATTGGCGCTCGATGGCCTTATCTGCTCTTAACTCCAATTGGTCAAGGTCAGCAAAAGAAGTGGGGTCTTCTTCCCGTAGCTTTTTTGCCTCTTTAAACTCCGTGATAGTAGTCCAATCGGGGTCATCTTGGCTGATCCTAGTTTGGATCATACCTAACTTGGAGTCCCTAGAAATTCCCTCAGGAGCTATAAGCGCCTGATACCCATCGATATCTCCTTGTTCTAAGGAGCCATTCTTAACTAAGGACGCATACAGACCGCTCTGGATATCCCCTTCAGCCTTAACGGACATCGCGCCTGCGTCGATATACGTTTTACGCAAATAATCCGCGTAATTAACGCGGCGTGTGGTGTCCTCTTCTTTATTAGGTCTTGTAGAAGACCAATCTGAGAATTTTTCGAATTCAGGCTCCGAAGAGCTGGTTAGTGATTCAACGAGCGTCGCGTAGTCAGTCATAGCTGATAATATTGGATATGTGTTTAGGGGGCTTTTAAGTGGTAGCCGGAAATAGTTTAATCGTCGTCATAAGCTGTAAGCAACGCACTCGCTGCTTCGCTGGGAGCGTTCATGGCCATTTTAGAGCTTAGTATGTTGAGGGCTGCGCGCCTGAGTTCAGCATCATCGTAGAAGGATAAAAGATCTTCTACTTTCGAAGCAGGGTATTTAACCCGATCCACGAAAGTGAACACAGATTCTAAAATCTGTCTGTTGGCTCTACCCAACACGAACGGGGGTTCCTCGCCTTTTTCGGACCCACCCAATGTGGCAGTAGAAGCCACTTGTGACTCAATATCAGAAACCTGCTCGTAGAAGTCTTTGTAGTTCGCGAGCCTTTCTTTGCGATCCACGTCCTGCGCCGTTCGTTGCGAGTTTATTGCAGACGCAGTCAGGCTTGATTTCGTGGCTTCGGCGCTTCTCTGGGAAGCTTCGTCGATAAGTGATACGTCTCCGTCGGCTTCTACTAGGCGCGTCACCAAATCGGTGTCGCCCAGCCCGCGAGCAATCTTTATTGCCTCGTTATACTCGAGCTGCTTTTTCTGCTCGAGCATCTTCGCCTTGATCTTATCTTGTTCCCCTTTTGCTTCTATAGATCTCTGGGAATCTGCAGCTTTAAAGGCAGCTCCGAATATACTGGAGATGACGGGGCTGTGAATTAGTTGGGGAGCGTAAGTCATCTGTCCTCGACTCAATTCCTCAGACTTCTCTAAAGGACTTAAAGTCTCGTCATCGAGGATGCCATTAATCAAGGAATCAATTTGGGGTCGAAACTCCAAGGCGTCGTTTTGATTCTGCGCGGCTTTCCGAGCTTTTTGTAGATCTAGCTTTTGGCTTTCGTAGGCGAGTTCCTGCTGTCGTCGCTTCATCGAGTTCGCCCGCATTGGCAAGGTAACCTCTTGGCGATACTTCATCGCTTGGTCAAATGCCCTGTCGCCGACTAGTGCCGGAAAATACTGCTGCCGGAGTGGGGCGATGTCCTGATTAAAATCAATGGCCATTATACGAGATTTATTTTGTGCATTCTTTTTTTCCTCTCAAGATCATCCGCTCTTTTGTCAAAAGCAGCCGCCCTCTCATCCTCTGCGCGCGCGGCGCGCCCTGTAATTATTCTCTGCGATGCGCGCTGCGATTTTAGCGCGGGCGTGTCGATTACGGGTTCTGACATACGCGCTCTCGACCCTTCTACGGCCATTTGTTGCGCAGCAGCACCGTAGCCGTGTTTGCGTAGGTAGCGCGCTTCTCGGCGGAATGCTCCGCTTGTGCGGCCCCCATTGAGCCTCGTTGCGCCCCCTGTAAAAGAGTTCCCACTACCAGTTATGAAATTTTTGCTTTGTCTCGCCTCATCTGTGCTTAGTCCACTCCCGAAGTTATTCTGGTTAACCACGTTTTGTGAAGCTTCCTCGGGCGAAGAGTCAAAATTGCTAGGGCTGGAAGAGCCGAAATTGCTCGGACTGGAAGAGCCAAAATTGCTAGGACTGGAAGAGCCAAAACCGCCGCTGCCGGAGCTAGCCCGCGCCATAGCGGTTGGGTCAGTAGCCGTTCCTTCTACATAGGGCGCGTCACTAGTGGGGTCGGTGCTGTTCTGCCTGACGCGGTGCTTCTTCAAGAATGAAGCAAACTGGGCTGGGCTAACCCCTGCTGCAATAGCCCTTGCTCGAGCCTCCTTCATTCGGTCACCTGTCAGTAAGCCCCCCTTTGAGAGCTTTATGAGTCCTTTGCCGATACCACGTCGGTCACTGACTTGGTCATCCACGTCCCACTTATCGAAGGTTTCATCCATCGCGGTGCGGCGCGGGGATTGGGGCCGCCGTGCGTTAGCTACTTCTGGGGAATCGCTGTTGGCCGCAAGGTACGAGGAAGCGTAGTTGTAAGAGGTATCGGGGGTATCGGGTAGGGCCATAATTTACCAGAGGTGTTTGATGAGGGGTTCGGCGGTTAACACAATTGTTGAACGGCGTGTGACCTAAACTACCAGAAATCAACATAACTGTCAACGCGCGGGAATTCGGGAGTGAACTTAAAAACTTTCCTTCCAGCCCCTTAGTCCGGTAGTATATTTATATTATAGGACTAAGAGCCTTAGATAAAAGTTTTTTAGTCGAGTAGGTCGGTATCTGGATTATCGAGCGCGCCGCTAAGGCTTTTAATCGTAACCCGATCCCTGTATCCCTTACCACTGTTGTCTTTCGGTGGATCAACGGCCACCATTCCCAAACGCTGGCGGGCGCAGTCAAGTGCCAGAAATGCCGCGTCAGCCAAGTCTGGACTCCTTCCGAAGCGCGCTTTGAACTCTGGTTTCGATTCAATCTTCACTTTTAGTGACCCAGTTTTGACCATGTCGTAGTTTCTGGCGCACATTTCTTTAGCCAAATCGGACGAGATTCCATAAAGTTGCCTCGTCCTCATCAGCTCTTTTCCGACAAACCAGAGTTCTGACACTCGATTAACGTAGAGTTCGCCCCCCGTTAACTGGCTGTTCATGCTGACCCGCTTGTCAGAAGCCTTGCCGCCGAAGGTCACCCTCATGAACGAACTCTCCCACTCGCCAGCCAAGACATCGCAGAAAGGCGCTCCCGCTCCGGTCGAGTCGAGCGCCACGTTATTGGGCGCGATATCCCGCCTCTTGCAGTGGTCAATGATTTGGTGGACGATCTGGTATGTTCGGGGAATCGCTTTGTTTGTTGCGTCGTCGTTGAGGTGGATCGCCTCGCCCAGCTTGCAGACGTATTGGCCGTTACGGGCGTAGCCAACTTCGGCGGTATACATAATCGTCCTGTCTCCACCGTTGGTGAATGCCGGATCAATTCCGGCGACGATGGTGGGCTTGTCCGCCCAATCGACGTCCCCCAAAGCACCACTCTTCACCATCTCGGCTTCAGAGTAGATTCCGGTGGTCTCGTCAGAGTCGAAGAAGATGGCCCGAACCATCCGCATGTAGCCTCGAGATTCTGGTCCTAGCAACAACCTATCCTCCTCCAGCTTTTCGGCGGTGGGCAGCCAAGGATACTTAACTTCACCTAGTAGTATATTAGGACTCCGCTCCCCATCGAGCCTGATATATTTACCACCCCACTTCGTTCCCCACTCATCCGCAGTCTGCGTATCAATAGCTTCCCAACCGTCTTTAGGTTCAGACCACACGCCGAAGGCATCGAAGCGGGAGTTCGGGTTACTCATCCCGATCATCTGGAACGACGGGTTCTTAGATAGGTTGGACAGGCCCGCCATCAGGATAGCCTCTGACAGTTCAGACAGCTCGTCCCCGATGAGGATGACCCGCTTCTGTTTAATACCGATGAACTTCCCGATGGCCTCTCTCGTCTTGGACTTCTCCGCCGCGATAAGCGAGAGACCCGCTCTCTCGATAAGAGTTCCGTTCTCGTCAACGTAGGCCGCGTTTCCAATCGAATCCCGAATCTTGATTGGCGCACCGTCAATCACAGAGAGCAAGGACATGACCGAACCCCAGATCCTTTTTCGTGCTTCACGTAGCGTGGTCGAGGTCATCAGGACCAGCGTGTCGCGCGGCTGACTCAGCCACTGGACGATCCCCCAAGCGGCCATCGTGTGTGATTTA